GTGTTACCTGTTACAAATTCTTCTGTATTATCATAGATACCGCTCGTCTTTTTATTGAGAGCTAAGGCAATCTGATTAACATTTTCATACAGCCTCACAAGAAGTTGACGTAATTGAGGGTCAATATTCTCAATAGCTTGTAATCGAGATATATCCCATGAATAGGTAGTAGGTACAAATAATCCTCTATTTTCTGATCCTTCTGCCATCAAATATCCAATGTACTACTTGCAGATTCAGTAGCCAATATAAGACCCTGTATTTCAAGAGGAGATTGTACGATAGAACCATCGAGCATTTGATCATCTGAAAAATATAATCTCATCTGTATAAATGTCCCGTTTGAATTAAAATATATTCGATGCCATAAAATATCCTGCTCTTGCTCAAAAGGTACAAGTGTATACGGAGATGTCTCAAGAACATTGTTACCTAAAATAACTCCCGTTGCACTTGATGCAGCAATGAGCGAGAAATTCCCTGTAGACGAAAAGTAATCGACGGTTAATTCACCAAATTGTGTACGAGCAACCGCAAAATCAGTATAGAGAACAAAAAAACTTTTTCCTTTATCAAGGTAAGGATTCCATTGTTTTGTTGTTATATCGAATCGTGATATTCGTAAGACTGTACCACCGCCAGTATAAGCACCACCCCAACCATTTACAACAATGGTAATATTATTTTCATCAACAATACTCATAACTTCAACAATTTGAATAACAAATCCTGTGATACCACTAAAATCTAACATTTCTATAAAGTCACCAGGCAATAAATTATGATTAATAATGGTTAATTGTATAGTAGGTGATGCAGTAATATCTATATTAGTAACAGTAAGAGATTGTGCATTTACATTAACATCACGGAGTATCTGAAAGATATATCCCTCTTGATTGCCTGCTATTACAACACGTTGATTTTCATTAATAACACCATCATTCCATGCAAGTTCATAATCTTGCCATGTATTTAAGATATCAGCCCATGTAATATCTTGTTGTTGATAGAGATAACCAAAAGCAGTAAAGGAATCATCCCAAATTGCCCACGTAGAATTTTCATAGTTATAGACAAGTATTTTATTATTAAATCTATTGGAATTTACTGCAGGAATACCTACATCAGGATAAGCCCAATAAACTAGTTCTGAAAAATAATCTCTAATACCAGCAACACGTTGTGCACCACTATTTTTTTTATTGATAGTAAATATTTGATCAGGAATCTTTTCATCAATACGTTCTACGTTTACTCCATTACAGGCATGTACTCCATTAATACCAATACCAAGAATTGCTTTATCAAAAGGCACCGTAGCCGCAAGACTCATAGCCCCTAATTCCGTATTTATTTGCTGCCAAACAAAGGGAGATGCTTCATTCCCTGTATAAACCAATTCCCATGTAGAATTCTCAAAGTATACAATAAGACGATCTCGAACAAATTGAGCAGAAATAATACGATCTTCAGTTGGAGCATCCTGAAACCCTGCACCACTCCAGTTATTACCACCAAATGTCTGATTTGGATCAAGCCATGCTCCGGCTGAAGCTGGTACATTAAAAGGAGCTCCTGCACGTGACCATCGAGCTCTACCTTTAAATTCAGTAACAACCGCAGCTATAGATTCTTTTGTGCTCAAAAGAACCAATCTTCCCTTAAATGCAACCAGAATACGAGACGTTACAACATAATCTCCAGCAGCATTAATAATGGTATTGGGTGTTGTAAGATTGGTCCACGTAGCATTATTCCAGTACCGTATAGGATCAATGTAGTTCGTCGTAAAAAGTAAGTTATCCGATACAACAGTACCTCGCCAATTCCATGACCAAAAATAATCTAAATTACTCCCTGTCCACGTATCATTACCACCTGTTCTTCGTATCCAACTATTCGTAACAAATTCATAAGCAAATCGTGTATCAAAAGCAATCGTAGGATGATCGGTAATACTACCTATTTCATACGTAGTAATTCCCATAACCGGAAGTCCTGGATAAAAAAAGAGTGCATTACCTGGAGATGCCCCCACAAAAGTAACTTGCGAAGCTCCCGTAACTTGTGCTGTAAGACCAAATCCACTCGTATTAGTATTTAAAAGAAATTGTCCTACTGCAGGATTAACTACCGTAAAAATATCATCACCAATTGAAAATTGCTGTCCTAAAGCTACAGGTATTGGTGTTGCATAAGCACCTGCGACATACAAAGCAATTATTTGAGCTCTTAAACGTGATCGCAATGGCGCTGTTTGTGTAGAAGTAGTACCATATCCTGTAAGAATAGAACCTATTCTATTAAGAATACGTCCTCGAAATATATAGGCATTATTAAGTTCTGCAAAAGCATCATCAGGAATCTGCCAATGAGGCAATGATGTTATAAGACCTGATTTTAATGGTGCTATAAGAAATCTATCTGCCATCTATATTCCTACAGTAAACCAATACACATTTCGAGCACCACCGGTAGTATTTGTGAAGGATATATTAGGAATCGCCGCAAATGTAACCGTAATAGCTCCTGTTGCAAATGAGGTGAATCCGGTTGCTTGGACATTAAATATCTGGGTATAGTTAGGTCCCAAAGTTCCTGCAGCATTTACATTAAGGTTAGTAGGTCCGCCATTGGGCACATTAAATAGTCCCCATTTGAGCAAAATACCCGATGGTAAATAGGTCCATCCGGTTGCATTAGCTGCTGGTGCAGCATTAGTTGCCAAAATAGATTCCGTAAAAGGAATATCCCGTAGTGCTGGTCCTTGCACTTGTATATGTGCATATATTTGCCGTATTCCTGGAACATGGCTTCCTGTAGAACAAAAAAATCCATTTGAATTTGCATCAAAAGGAATTGTTGGCGGATTAGGTCCATTAGGTAATGAAACTTTTAAATGAGCACCTACTATTCCAGCGCCAGCATTAAGACCTCCATGATCAACATTAACCCATGTATTTATTGCTTGGAAGTTACCAAGTATTTGTCCCTGCGATGTTGATATCTTATCAGTAGCTTGAGGAATATTTGAATTATAAGGCATTTAAAATCCTCCTTGACCCCAATTATAACTCGCATTAACACCCTGCAATGAATCGGTATATATGGTTGCAGTTCTCTCTTTTGTTTGCTGTACAATCGTACGGCGTAATATTAAATTTTCTTGCTGTTTAAATTCAGGCATTATTTTTTGCACACTATCAATATCAGACCTATCTTCAAATACTTTCTTAGCGGAACCATAGGATATATATTGCCACCATTCTTGAAGTTCTGGTGATTGATTGATTGCTAGAAGTTCAGTAGGTCTACGATAGACCTCAAACTGTACTGGATACACCTTATCGGGAACAGGTCTCACAATAAATTCACCATCAAAAAAAAGTACTGATGTTGGCCTAGATGGCTGAAATGGTAAGGTACGAGATTCTATAAGTTGGTTCTGTCCAGGAGCAGAAGGAAATGTAAGAGTAAAAACGCCAGTTACATAGTTAATATTATTAAAAGGATCTAAAAGCCCAGGATCAGGCTGATCAGGAACCACCAAATTTCCAAAAGAACTATTAAAGGGAATATCTTTTAATACTAATCCATTATTAAAGTTATTAATGGATGTAAAATTAACAAAATTTCTTAGGACAGGAATTTGACTAAGAGTTCCTGTAAATGCAAGTGTAACGCCATCACCAGTACCAACACGTTGAACAAATCTATTTTGTGGCCACCATGAGAAAAATTCATTTCTATTCTGTGAAAGAGTTACCTGATACCCATCAACAAAAATAGGATCATGCACCGTTAAATATCGTTGTACAAAATCTTCTAATGGACTAGTAAGTATTGTATTTGATGCATAGGTATCTACATACGGTGTCGTATAAAACGTATGTGTTTCTCGTAAATTAAATAGACGAAGATGTTCAGGAAAATCATACTGCACAAAGGTATTTATATACTCATCTATTTGAGCATTAGTTATTTGAGCTTCTGAAGGAGATCTTGTTAATCTACGAACCTTTATTCTAATTGCATTTAATGTTGAATCTGCCATCTAATCTCCTAAAACATTTCGCGTAGATTGTGTCAATTTACTATTTATTTCGCCTATAGGTATAACTTGAGCAACCGCTATAATAAATGGTGAGGGATCAGGAGGTATAACAAACGGATCAAAGTTATAGGTATCAATATCTATATCAAAGGTAGTACCGCCGGTTACCGCAATGGTGCCAATTTTTTGGTCGGCTTGTTGCATGCCCCAACCTTCAGGAATAAAAAGTCGAACAATGTCGCCCGTCTCATAATTATGATCAAAGCTCGTTGTTACAGATGCAGGAAAAAAGTTGGAAATAGCAGTAATAAGTCTCATAGCGGGTTGGTAGGTAGGATTTTGATATGCAAATCCATTCGGTACCGGCATAATTTCCCTTTAGCTTCCTATAGATTGAGCAGTGTAAATAGTAGCTTCACCTACAGGATTAATATCATCTTCATCAACAAATTCTAAACTCTGAAAACTACAACGTCGTACTTTCTTTTCTATACGATATTTGTTAGTAAATTTACCTTGTTCATCAAGTTCGTAATTATGAACTGGGTACCAGCAATTCTTGTTAAGATGTTTAGCAACCATAAGTGGTAACGAATACACTTGTCCATCAATGAGAGTATACGAAAGCACTTCGTCACCTTTGTACTTTTTATATACAAAATTCAAGCTGCCTCCTGGTACTTCATGAAACCTAAATATACCACGAACCATTTCATGATCCTTAGCATACTGATCATCTCTTTCTTTTTTAGAAGGAGGTAACGGTTTTGTTGTTTTTTTAATACTTTCTAATTCTGTCATTATTACTCCTTATAGCAATTACAATCTTGTTCGGTGTATTTTTTTGATTCATCATATTCCATGAACCTTACTTTTGTATTTCCTTGTTTATTTTCTGAAGAAAATTGATTACGTAAATCAATGGTCCAAGCATCTTCTGTGTTTTTATTATAGATCGTATCTTTTTTTTCCGAAGGTTTAATAAAAATAAACTCCATGTTTTTCATGGCATTCACTTCTTATATAGGGGCACAAGGCCCCTATAATTTAGTTATTCACTGCAAAAGATTTACCAGCGACCCAATATATTATATCAGCAGCGGCACCTGCAGGACCTGCAGCTCCACCCACTAAGGTAATACCTGTAATAGCAGTATTTCTTGTAGCATCCGCTAAGATATCAACACCGGCAGTCAATGCAAATCCAGTATCTTCTCCCATAGGAACTATCTGAGCAGGACTAAATGGAACTGCAGTAGAAGCAGGATATGCTTCGTTATTAGCAGCACCAAATACGTTCCATACGCCGAAGGTTGAAGTATCAATATCCAATTGGATATTGTTAGCAACACCACCGTTAGTAGGTTCGTTACCAGCTCGAGCTACGTTTATTGCAATAATAGTAGCTTGTACCCCATCAAGCGCTGCATAGTTTTCCCACACAGCTGGACCACCCGGGAATACAAGACGCACTTTTTGACCAACCGTAAATCCATGCGTAACCGACATGTATACTTTAGGGTTAACAGAATTTTCAACCCAAGTAATATATCTCTTGCGTGGATAGAACATTGCATCAAATGGAATCAATCTCCAGAACCCTGCAGTTGAAGCTGTTGAGTTCGTGAGGTTTATATTACCAATAGTAAAGGTACCACCACCTGCAGCAGTTACCGTGAAATCAATACCAGCTATTTGTGGCTGGTTATCAAGATCTTCAAAGCGAACTATGCTTCCAACACCAGGTAATGCAACCGCAGTTGTTACCACAGGAGGGTTAGCAGCTGTTATAGCTGTCAAAGCATTCGCAATACTAGGAGTTACTATTGAAGAATCTACTAACACAAATCCTGCACCCGCAGCAAATTGTCCTACGGTAATAGGATCACTAGCAACAGCTCCAAGCTTGGTCCAGAAAAGACCAAGCTGTCCTGTCGTAGCCATGCCTCGTTGCCAATAGAATTCATAGGCTAAATCTGCAGCACCTTGTGCAAGAGCAGTGGTATTATAGACCCGTATCCAATCTACACCCTGTCTTAAATTCAATGTTACATCTGCACCAGTCGATACGAAACGACCTTGTTCTATTATAGTATCATACGCCATTGTCGTCTCCTTACGCTCTTGTTACACGAAGGTTAATTACCCACGCATCGTTAAGAATTCGAGGAACTTCGGCAAATTTATACCCAACAGATGCATTAAGTGCTAATGGACTATCATATATAGGAGGTCTATAGATAAATTGAGCACTATAAGCATCTTGTTCTATGCATGCATATGCTTCCATACCTACACAGAATATATTGTATACAGTATTACCAAGTGCAGACCCATTAGGAGTAATTGATCCTATAGATGAAACC